CCGAAGCATTAGCAACACGCTTAGCAACTTCCTCCTCAATGCGAGCCTTAATTTCAGCCTCGAAAGCTTCTTTATTAGCTTTGCTCTTATGCTTCCAAAGCACTTCAAGCTTATCAGAGTAAGAAGCGAACGCTTCTTCAGCCTCGTCAAGAGACTTCACTTCTTCAGCAAGGAATTGACGATCTTCATCAGACAGTTCGAACTTGGAATCAAGTTCGTCCATACGCACATTGAAACGAGCGACAGCTTCTTCAGCCTTTTTCTCATTTTCAAAAACGTTAATCCGATCATTTGCTTCGGTAAGCTTGGTTTCAAGCTCAGAAACAGAAGCTTTAAGATCTTCGTATTCCTTTTTGACGGCTTCCTTTTCGCTCGTAAGAGCCTCTTTTTCCTTCAAAAACTCTTCGTTCTTTTCACGAATCGCCTCTGAAAAAGTCTGAGTCATGGAAGCTACAGTCTCCTCACCGATTTTTTTCTCGATAAGAAGATCCTTTAGTTCGTTAACAATGTTTTCCATAGCTATGTTATTTTCTTTTGTTACAATTTTTTTATCTTTTTGTGAAAATTTATCTCGATCACTATCTTCTTGATCTTTGTAGATACCTTTTACATCTGCCGCTGGATTAGAAGTGAAACCGATACCCAATGGATATATCTTTCCAGTAATCAATCTATAGATAGGTTCACCTTTATCAGTTTTACCAGAGCCACCATAAGCTTTCAAGAAACCGTTCATTTCTTTAATCTTATGAGGGTCTGATATGATTGTGGCTTCGTTAAGCTTACCGCTTCCTACCGCCAAAACATAATTAGAGAAACCAACCTCCCAACTTGCAGATATTTTTTTATAATAAGATTCGTCTTCAGGATCAGTTGATCTTTCTAAAAGTTGAGCAAACTGTTTATTTGCCGACTTGTAGACCACAGCGCCTAATGCTATATTAAACGGGCCTTTCTTATTTTCTAATTCTTTATTAGATAAAATTTTATTAGAGCCGTAGTCGCTGAAACCAGCAGTAACAATATGCCCTACAATCTTATCTTTATTATGTTCTATATTAGTGGGCTTATGTATAAACTGATCGTTATACTTTAAAGCGGTGGCGGTATCAATACCGTCACCGTTTCTATTAAACACATTAACAACAGCAGCGTTAAATGATACACCCAGTAGGTCTACATTCTTCTCAAAGTCAATATTTTTGGGGACTAGGGAAGATAGCTCACTTAAAGAAGCCTTAGATACAAACTCATCATCCACTTGATGAGCGAAAATTTCAGATTCAAAAGTGGTTGTGTACTTATAAGGCATTTTACTTTTTCTCCTTAACCTCCAGTTTTTCACCTTTTGGATCAGACTCTTTTTCATCGTCTTTGGATAAAAGTTTTTTTTCAGCAGCCTCAGAGTCTTCTTTGCTGATCTTTCCGTCTTTCTTCATCTTGTCGAGGATGACCTTCTGTAGTGCGGGTGGAAGTTTCTTTTGCTTATCGGTAAGCTCCCCTTTGCTATCATCCGTCATCATAGCTCGCATTTTATCATACTGAACAGCACAAGCAGCATAAGTATGCTTTTTGTCCATGCCTTCAGTGTCCGTAAGGGCTTTATCATCAGATGCACACACGCTCATATAAGATTTATACAAACCTGCTTCTGAACCGCTATACTTACTAGCGATAGATACTTCCGCTTCCCCATTTTTAAAACTAACAGTTTTCTCAAGGGGTAATTCAATGTCTTCTGGATTAATTTTCATGACTATGGTATAAAATTGCTGATGGATAAACTTCTAAGTTATGCTTATTAGATACACTCAAAACCTCATTCATTACATTTAATTCTTCGATAAGTTCGAAATTATCAATACAAGCCTCAAGGGTTTGATTCCACTCTTCACGCTTAGAAGCGCAAACAATCGACTCACAAAGTTTAGTTACCATCTCTTCTTGTTGCTCATTTAACTCCTTACCAAACTTCTCTTCAGCCCTCTCTCTAGCTATAGAATTAAAAGCTTCTACAGCATAAATGGTAGATTGAATGCTTGTTCTAGAGTATTCCGCATTAGATAGTTTCTGTTCGTCTACCGTAGTAGTACCATGAGGTCTGCCAGCAGCTTCAGGAGTTTGAGAATTTTGTGGCTTCTCAGAGATTTCGTCTTCAATCATTGGCACTCCGCCAACAATAGGGTTGTAGAAGCCCTCTTTCCTTTGTTCGATAAAGGCGCTTTGAGCAGGAGCGATATCTTCCGCATTCGGAAACTTGCCATTATGGAACATCTCCATTCCTTGTTGAGGAGTAAGAATACCAAGCTCCATCAGGCGGGTGGAAACGCGCATAAGCTGCGTCTCATCACGCATGTCGATATCCTTCATCGTTGCGGTTGGGTAAGACTTAAATCCAAGGCTATTAGCAATCCTCTTGATCTCCCTTTGTAAGAAATCATTTAAGAAACAGCTTCTAGCTTCTTTAAGGCGATCAATGAATATTTGGGCTTTGACTTGTGTTGAATTGTATTTTTCATCCCCGACAACAATGTTCTGCAACCCCTGTTTGATATCATCATTAAGGATTTGATATTTTGCTGGCCCAAGAACTTTATTCAGATCTGGAATAACGAAATTAGCTTTAGTGGTATAGTCTGAGACTAAAACGCGACCAACACTCTCATTTTTAAAGAGGTGCTGCATTGCGTTAATATTATTGGCGTTGACTCCACCTTTCTCAGGTTCAGCACCCATAGTAATAAGGAGGATAACATTCTCAACAGTCCGAGTGATAGCTTGATCCATTTTTTTAAGCTCAAGCTTAGCGTTAATGTCCTCCAAAACTGGATAGCCAAATGGTACTGCAAATGGCTCATAATCTTGTTTCTTATAGAAGGAGAAGCAAAGACGTTTGGGGTCTAATTTAATTTTGATTCCATCTGTGTAGTATGACCCATCTTTTACAAGCTTCTTCATCTCAGGGTCTAGAGAATCATAAATCAACTGATCTTCTTCTGTAGATGGGTTCTGCAAGCGGGAAAGCTCATACTCAGACAGAACTTTCTCATATGCCCCAACATTAAATGTAGTAGCCCTCTTTGATACAATATCGAAAGGGTTTAGAAGTACATACTTAACTGGAATCTTATTAGCGGAAGGATTAATAGACCCAACTTGATTCATAAGTCGAGCATAGTCTTCGACTTCAAACTCCCCATCAAATCTATAGATAAAAATATTACCACTACGGTAATACTCTCGGAAGTATTGATCTTTTAAGTTTTGAAGGTTGATACGCTTAAAGAACTGGTGGAAGAACTCACGACTCTTCTTTGTTCCTCCTTCTAAGTAGATTTCAGTATTCGCAAACTCAGACATAACGTCCACAGCGTTTCTGAACACAGCAACGTTGGCGTAAGCTTTCTGGCATAGCTCAATTCCTTCACGAACGTTTACGCCATCAGCAGCATATTCGTAAGGCAGCATACCCTTACGGATGCTGGAAAATCTATCGATGGTAGTCCTAAGAGCAGCAGAGTTAACCCTAGCAGCGCCTGAAGTACCAGCCCTATTAGTCCTAGCTGTAGATACCTTCTTATACGAAGCGTCTGATGTGTAAAATGATTCACCCAGTAATTCTGGGGTATATGATTCTTGAGAAGCTTGGCTCATAGCTAAATCTTCCAAGTTATTGTTTTTATTGAATTTGTTCCAATAATCTGATTTTTTCGTATACTTCCTCGCCATTACAATATTATACTACACAAAAAGTAACTTTCTAACTTTCAAAAGTTAAGAAATAAACATTGGAGTGAATGTTTCTGTAACATCAGAGCCTTGATCATCTAACATATCGAAATATACATTCATGCCCCAGTTACCTAGAACTAAAGCGGAGTAGGAGTCTTTTCGTGCTTTGTCAGCACCTCTCTGCTTGCGGAGGTTAGGAGGTAGATCAAAACTTTGTGTTCCTTGCGGTGAAGTAGTAACTTGAACTAAAGCGCATTGAACTTTTATAAGGTCCATCATATCCCTTTGATGCTCTACGAAGTCAATCATCTTAGCTCCTTTGTTTTTCTCTTCAGCATCTTGATTCCTCAAGAACTTTAAATTTTCAATAGGGATATTAGCTTTTCTCTGCATATTGTAGTTGTCATCCATAGCAGAGCCAGCGAAGTATAATCTTTTGTGATCGAATGCTGATTGTAAACTCTCGTTAGCGAAACGAATCCATGTAGAGCTAGGCTTTCTTAAAAACACAAATTTTCTTGATGATTTATCTATTTGGTTCTTAAGCTTCCTAACGTTTTTAGCGTAATCTTTAGGGTTATCTAAATCAGCGTCTACCGTATCTATTTTTAAATTTAATTTTTTAAATATACCACTCTCCTTACACGCACTCAAAAATTGAACACCTCCATTGTAATCGCCAACCACCATTTCAATATTGAAGTTAGTTAGTAGATAAGCCATGTATCTAATGTGGGTCTGTAGGTTTGAGCCAGAAACAGCGTAGCTATGCACTACAACGCCTTTTCTCGTCTCCGGGTGGATCTTTATCAAAAGTATGGCGAAATCGTCTGAGCTTTCGCTCTCGGACCAAGAAGGGTCAAATGCGAGGATATATTTGGAGGCAGGATCGCCAATCACCTCGACGCACTGCCCTTCACCATCAGGAAGAGTACATGAAGCCATTTTACTGACTTTGAAATATCCAGAACTATCATCTGTGAATACAGCGCCAAATTCTCGGTCGAACTGAGACTGACTCATTGTTGATTTAGATTGATTAATCAAATTTTGATCATACAGCTGTGCAGGGGCGCAATCATAGCTAAAATGCATAATTACCCTATGAGCGCCATCTTGTTTATTCTCATTGATGATTAGAGATTCATATTGCTGATAAAGCTTAAACAAATATTCAAACTTATACGATGCAGAGGATAAACCAATAATTTTGTTATTTGGCCACCGTTTTCTTTCCTCTTCCGTCATTTCACCCTCCGCGATCATCTGGGTTTCTAGATCATAAATCTCTTGACGTTCAGTAGGGTTCTCAACAACAGAAAGGAATGGCATGATAACCTCATTGAAGATCTTCTCAGGCATGAGGAGTAGTTCGTCAATAATCATACGCTGGAAGCGGAAACCTCGGAGCTTTTCGCCATCGCCTAGAGGCAAAGCTCTGATGCTACTAGAGCCTATCTCCATAACCCATTCATCATTCATTTTTGATGTCCTAGTTATACATTGAGATAAAAACTCAGCCTTCGGACTTCTAGCAATATCCTCAATCTTTTTAAAGATCATCTTGGACTGACGAAATGATTTAGATATGATTCCTATCTGTACGCCTTGATTCATGATAGCGTCTAGAATAGCAAATACAGCAGTAGAGAAGGATTTACTCATACCACGACTCCATATGCCCAAAAAGTAATCCGTCTCCATCATAGACTTTACAGCCATGTGTTGAAACGGAAATAATTTCACACCAGTGAACAACTCACAAGCAAAAGATGGATTATCTCTTAAGAACTTATAAAGTAGAAGCTTAGCCTCTCCTTCTTCGATGTATCCTTTTTTGGAAAGTATCTCTTCGTTTACTTCTTTGAACTTCTTGTACAGGTCTTGATTGCCTTCTATCCAAGCCATTTTTTTCTAATTCCTTTTCCCAAAAATATTGTAAGTCAACATTCCACAGCTTCTTACCACAGCAGAGGATCTTGGGTATTAACTCCTCACTGCCTTCTCTAGAACCACTAAACACAAATTGACAACAGTCACTGAATTGTGCCTCGATAGATCTCATTCTGCTAAACACAAATCCCATATTGAATTTTTTGTAAGCAGCACTATTTGTTTTATAAATTTGATTATAATCCGCCTCTACAACAATAAATAAGAAACACCCCAAACTTTGGCATCTTTCTATCTCCCGAATAAACCTAGCATAACCATTTGTTACAGTAGCGGCGAAATCTTGGAATGACTTTCTTTCTGCATGAGTATGGGTATAGTTTTTCGGGGGTAAGGTGTAATCACCGAAGTCTAGTTTAAAAACATAAGAATTTTTAAAGTTTAGAGGTTTATTCTCTCTTGTGTCGATCCAAACCTCTTCACTGCTATAATCTTCAAAAAACTCTTTACATATATTACTTCCATACGCAGGACTTACCCCGACTTGCTCACAGAATGCGTTGTAACCGCCGAACAGCTTTTTTATGATGTCCAGCGTAGGCCAATCGCCCGTCTTCAGATACAGGCTCGATGGAGCGTGTTTGAGGTTCTTGTTTTCTATTCTTTTTTTAAATTTCTCCAAAATATATTTTTTTACCTCATCTTTGGGCGCTTTCTCAAACCAAAGGTTCATGTTC